AAAAAGAGAAAAGTAAAACAAGAATCTGATTGGAAGAAGTATTATGGTTCTTGTCCTGAGTTAAAGGAAGATATAAAAAAATACGGCAAAGAGTTCTTCAGTAGAGTAATACTAAGTCTTCATGAGAGGAAGGGAGACTGTAACTTTGAGGAGACCAAGCAGTTGTTTCTAAATAATGTGCTGTCAGAGGCACTTGACAACGGAGCACCGGCATACTATAATAGCAATATTCTCGGCCGTTACATGCGGAAAGATTATGGAAATTTTGGAAAAGACCCTTCAGGTGACCCATGAGTGGGCAGTTGACAGAATGCACATTTTGTGTGACACGAAGACGGATGATGTGCTAAGATCTGTAGAAGATGCTCATGCGATCCAGTCAGAGTTTGCCGAATGGTTAGACCCTAATCTTGAGGATCATGAAATTTACTCACTCGAATATCTTGGAGACAATGATTAAATCACTTTTTGGAATCGGAGTTCTTGCAAGTATATTTGCAATTCCTTCTCCACCAGAACCTGAACAAATCAAAGTGACAGAGGAACCAGAACCTGTAGAAGAAATTCTTATTGAAGAAGAAACTTGGAAGTGCCCTAGTTGTACTCCCAATGAACAAGTTGTTCTGGCAGCACTACAAGAGCACACAAAGATCTCTGATCGTAATGCTCTTGCTACAATCATGGGAAATATTCAGCAAGAATCTAGATTTATTGCTAATATTTGTGAAGGTGGTGCTCGTGTTACTTACGAGAACTGCCTGAGAGGTGGTTATGGATTAATTCAGTGGACTTCTATCAATCGTTATAGGGGACTTGGAAACTTTGCAGTAAAGTATGATTGCAATCCAAGTGAATTAGATTGTCAAGTTCGTTGGATGATTAATGAACCTATCTTTCAAAGAGTTCTTCCACAATTTGAAGGTGGTGGACAAACAGTATCTTATTACATGAGACCTGCATACTATTGGTTAGGATGGGGCATCAAAGGTAATAGAGAACTTTATGCATACGACTACACTAAGAAAATGGTATGGGCATGATTTTAAAAGCAATTAAAAAAATAATTCATAAGACAATTCCTGCTCCAAAGTATTTAAAAGATGATCCCTGGTTTGGTCCGGCAGTTTTATCTGCACCTCAAATGTCTATCAAAGAAGCATATGAACAAGCAATATATGATAATCAATTATTACCTGAAGAAAATACAGTAGAACCAAAAGATATTCATCAGGTGATTTATAACATTGCTACTAATAGTGGTAAAACTACTACGCAACTGAATCCGACTGCTGTTGGGGATTGGCAATCTGGAACTGGTTGGGAGCAATTTAGATGATTGATGATTGGCGTTATAGTGAACAGAAGTTGAAACTTCGTGAGTCTGCACTTAAAGTCCTTCTCACTAAATATGGTAGTCAACTAAAAGAATCATTACCACAATACAGTAATCAATCAATGTATGAATGTACTCATGATTGGGTATCTCAGGGTAATGTAAATACTAATGGTATTATTAAATATTTTGAGGCATATTACAAATGAAAAAACTGTTACTATCTATTCTCGGATGTGCCGTACTGACTGGAACAGCATATGCTGGAGATGAAAAAATAACCAGAGGATACAATAGTAATGATTCTTTAGGATGCATGATGTTACGGGAATGCACCGATAATGTTCAAAGAATCTCAAGTATCAAAGATATTCAAGATAGTTATCCCAACTCTGATTATTCTGCTGTTGCTACTGAGTTTAATGAGATGTTGGACTCCCTTGATAAGATCGGAGTTATGGTTTTTCTAGGAGATCAAAAATATTTTCCGATAGGTAATCGTGGGGTCTATCATACTGTAAGTAATAATTTCTTCCTGAATGATGCATTTATGGGTAGACAATCCACATTGATGAGTGTGGTTAGACATGAAGGATGGCACGCTGCACAGGATTGTATGGCAGGAACAATTAATAATTCACTGATTGCTATTATTCTTCCTGAGGATGATGTTCCTTCTATTTGGAGAGAAATTGCAGAAAAAACTTATCCAAAATCTGTTGTTCCATGGGAAGCAGAAGCATCATGGGCAGGTAGAACTGAAAGGATGACTGCCGATGTTCTTGCAGCTTGTGCTGGTGGTAAGATGTGGGAAATATACCCTCCCACGCCTTTGACCCGCGAGTATCTTGTTAAAGAAGGTTACATTACTAAATAATAACATCCTAAACAGATAACCTACCAAGAAGAGTTTTGCGAAATTTCTTGTGTTATAATGGTGAACTCTTTGTTGGATATCCAAATTCAAGTATGGCATCTTTAACTAGAGATATACTAATCAAGACTATTGTTGCCGAAGAAATGAAATTGTGCGATAGTTCTGATTATAAAGAACAATTACGAAAAACATATCATAAATGGGAACATGAATCTAGTGATAAATTGTGCCAAAAATTTAATCAAATAGAAAAAACAAATATTACAGTTAACCTTCTTAAACCATAAATATAAGAAACTTGCTGATTTTCAATGTCAGAAGAAGTTAAGAACCAAGAGTTAAAAAATAAAAGTATTCTTGGTAAGCTTAAAAGTTCTGTTGATGAAAAAGAAGAGCAATTAGAAATATTGTCAACATTTGTTCGTCTTGCTATTTTAGTATGGAGTGGTGGAATACTCACACTTGCATATATTAAGTTGCCTGTTGCTTTAGGTATTCCTGAACAGAAACTTGATCCCACTTTTATTGCAAGTGTATTTACTGGAGTTTTAGCAACCTTTGGTGTTCAGGCAGCAAAGAAAGCAGGAGAAAATGGTGGTAATGGTGGTGGAATTAGTAAGGAAGACTTACAGAAATTGATTGATTCTGCTGCACAAACTGCACCTTCACAAACTATAAGAGTCGAGCAAGGTCCAATTAAGTTTGAAAATAGTCAACCAATAATTAAACCCGTACCAACGGATCCTCCTCAACCTCCCTATTCTTTATAATAAATGAATTTATTATTGCGTCCACTTGATAATGTTACCGATCCTGTTTGGTCAGTGATTATATGTGTAATTCTTGCATTAGCACTTGCACTGGTCATGGTGATAAATATACTTAAGATGGCTTTTGCGGAGTTAAACGATGGGGCAGATGACACCACCAAGCAGGAAGAGCTGCTACAACTTCCGAGTGATGGAGATCAATCGTGTTCTTGATGGTGACACTATTGACGTTACAATTGATCTCGGGTTTGATCTATACAAGAAGGAAAGAGTTAGAGTTGCTGGAGTTGATACGCCAGAGAAGAGAACGAAAAATTTAGAGGAGAAAGCACTGGGACTAGATGCCACTGAGTGGATGAAAGAAAAACTAGAAGGTGCTATTGCTGGTGAAGATGAATTGTCTGTCAGAACTGAATTAGTTGGTGGTCAAGGTAAGTATGGTCGTCTTCTTGGTTGGTTGTATATTGGAGACGCAGAAGTATCATTGAATGAGCAAATGATTACTGAAGGATATGCTCATGCCTATGATGGTGGAACCAAGGATATGAACCTAGAAGCACTTCGTGAAATTAGAAGGGCACATGGTACTTTAGTTGAATGATGAGTACTTTATTTGTTATAGTTTTTATTTCACTACTTACTATCGGAATGTCGATGGTTGGAAACAAAACTGCAATTAAACAGGAAATTCTAAAATGCAAAAATTAGTTAACGGAATCGCATTACTTTCAGGACTGGTATCACTATCTATTGTTAGTGTCGGAGCATATCTTTATGTTAATAAGGATGCAATGATTGAGCAGGTAAAGGAACAAGCAACAGAACAAATTACTAAAGCAATTACGGAAGCACTTCCTGGTATGATTAATTCTGTATTACCAGAAATGCCTAGTATGACTGGTAATGTTCTTCCGGAATCTACACAATCAGTTCCTTCGATGACTGGAGGGGCACTACCATTCTAATAATTTTGTTAAATACATAATAGTAAATGTGAATTCTTATGTCTGTTTCTAATGCAAAGAGAAGAAAATTGAATGTGAAGAAAAAAACAGATAATGAAAATAGATTTTTTCTTTATGTAATTTTTTATCACTTTTTTACTGGTATTGCTGGAATTTTTAAGAATGATTGATGGAAAATATTCCTAATATTGAAATAAGACCAATATCCATAAGACCGATTAGATCCATGGATATTCCTAAGTATGTAATGTCACCATCACAATCAATACCAACTGCTGCTCCTGTAACAGTTAATCTTGGTGTTCCTATTGTTAATCTTCCTGGATGTGTAGAATCTAATAAAGAGCAAAATCCAAAGAACACTGCTCTTCTTAAAGATGATCCGAATGGAACACTGACATTTTGTGATGCTTCATTGCCATCTTTTAATCCTATAGATTTTAATGCTGAGGATTATCTTCAACCATCACAAGCACCTGTCCCTCCATATAAACCTTCGGAGACAAATTTTACATCTCCTCAGATTGAAGTACCCATTATACCTAAAACTGAAATACCTATAACTAAAACTGAAGAAAAGGAAGTTATTATACAAGAAGAAAATATTAGTATTATAGATTACCTACCATCAACGGATGCAATTATATCAACTACTGTTATTGCTGCTGCTGCGGGAACTAGTGCATTAGTTGCGAGACCATTAGCAAATCTCCTGTTAAAAATTATTAGACCGATTATGAAGAAAATAATTAAAAAAGTTTCTACTAATTTTGGTAAAGAAGAAATTTTATTGAGTGTTGAAGAACGTAGAGAAATTCAAAGAGAAAAAACTGAAGCAGTAAGAGCAATTAGAAAATTAAGGGGACGTTGATATAACACCACCAAGGTCTTCTGCTTTCTTCGATACTGGTGTTGGAATAGAATGTCTATGTTGTGGAATTACTCCACCTGGATTAGTGACTATAATGTCAGCACACACTGAATAATACGGAGACTTGGGATGAAAATAGATCCCCTGTTTTTTAAGTTCTCCACAATTCTTAATTCGTGCGATCTCAAAGTCTAATCTTTTATTTGCAATTAATTGTTGTTGCAATTCTATTTGAGTTGCTGCTGCTTGTTTACATTGTTCTTGTAATTTAGTATCTAATGGTTTGGACCAGGTAGCAGAAAATCCAAGACTTAAACTATAATTATCTTTTTGACCTGTTCTTATCGGTACTTCATATAATATATCTCCTGGATTATCTAAGGATCCATCTTCATCAAGGTCTCTGAAATCATATACTGGATCATTATAAAAATCTTCGAAGGGTTTCTGTGCCGATACAGCACCTGTTACATAGGGTGTAAAGTTGAGAGTGGGACCTTGACATTGTATACCTCCACCGTAGGTGTTTGTAATGTAAGGTCCCTGAAGGACTTGTATAGCTTGGTTTGTAACGGAACCTGAAGAGTTAGCAACAGGAGCAGCAGTAGCAGACACACCACCAACAGTTTCAGCATAAGAAGGAGAAGCAAATAATAATGTAATTACTGTGAGAAGATACTTGTAGTTGTTGTAACGCTGTCTAGTTCGGTTGTTCTTTGTATGATTGTTTGATTTGAAATTCCAGGCCCTTGATAAGTTTCTGTAAATTGAAATGCCTGTCCTGGTGTTGTCACTGTCCAGTTGGGTCTGTTGTTTAAATTTAGATTCGTCCATGATGAAGTCACCCCATCGATGTTGTTAGATGTAGAATTAGTTCCTGGTGTTATACTAGAACCATTCATTTGAACATTGGTTCCAGTTACACTATATTGATATCCTGTATTATAATTTATAGAGTTTATAGTTTCACTTACTTTAGTTTTTGTTTCTGTTGTGGATGTTTGAGAACCTTGTGTAAAATTGGGGACGACCGGAACTGCCCCTGCAGATTGAAGCAGTCCATGTAGAATACCTAAAACTAAACTCAATCCAATTGATTCTTTCATTATCTCACTGTAATTTCAGATACGAATTGTCCTGTTGCACTTGTACCAGCACCGCCAGCAGTTAGTGATCCAATAGCACCTGCAGAATCAACAGAACCTGCAAGAGTTCCTGCAACACCACCAGCAGTTGTAGTAACTTGCCCATAAGCAGGCAGAGAACTTACAACACCTGAAGAAACTGATGTTCCTGAGTTAATCACATTAACGGCATCACCCTGTGTAAATGCCTCTGTGAAGGTAATTGCTGAACCATCAGTTGTCTGTGTGTATGATCCGGCATTCATTGTTGCTGCAGAGGTAGCACTTGCAGGTGCTGTAAGACCACCAAGAGTTGCTGAAACATTACTACCACTTACAGAGTATGAACTACCAATTCTTGTTGCTTGTGATGCAGAAGCATCTACAGTTAATTGAACACTTGAAGATAATCTACTTGTAATATCGGCATGTGCTGAAGGTGCCATCAAAAACATCATACCAAAAAACAGCAGTGATTTTTTCATTTTTCGATGCAATTTGT